GTTCTTGGAAAGATTATCTCTGAAAAAGAGACCGCCGCAGCACAAGCCAAGGAGCAGGAGATTGCAAAAGGCAGTACGAATCCGGGAGGTGGCACGGCTGGCGGCGATAAAGCCGGTACAGATAATAAGACAAATGCTGAAAAGATAGCAGAAAGCCTTATATCTAACGCACCTAAGAACAATGACGTTTTATCACATTACATTCAGCAATAACAGGAGGTAAGAAATGGCAAAGGAAATGAATATGCAGTATGAAAAGACTTTATACGCAGGAGATGTTCAGATTTTAAAGAGAGAGCCTAATGAAGCAATCCCATTAACACTTGATTTTGATGGCGTGACAACTAAAAACGCACAGGGCAAGAAGATTGTCAAAGCAGGTACTCCAATCGGAGCAAATGGCAAGGCTGACAATACGGCTACGGTAGTGGGTATTTTGAGATTTGATGTAACAGAGGACAGGCCACAAGGAGTGCTGCTTAAGAAAGCATATCTTAACACGAAAGTAGCAGAAGCGCATTCCGGCGTTACATATGACGCAGAAGTTAAGACAGCTCTTCCAATGATTGTATTTGAATAATAACAGGAGGTAAATAGATGTTAATTAATGAAGTATTAGACAGTAAGTCTATCGCATTATCGGCAACAGAAAACGCTAGTAATCAGATACCTTATCTTGGTTTACAGTGGTTTCCAGAAAGAAAGAAGCAGGGACTTGATTTAAGTTGGATTAAGACACACAAGGGTTTGCCGGTTTCACTTGCGCCATCTAATTTTGACACAATCCCAACTCTTAGAGCTAGAGGCGGATTAAGTAAGGAAAAAACACAGATGGCATTTTTCCGCGAGGGAATGACAGTTGGTGAAGAGGAAATGCTTGAAATCGAGCGTATTCAATCAGAAGACGACCCTTACCTTGCAAGTGCTTTATCAAGTGTATATGACGACACTAACAACCTCGTAAGCGGCGCAGAAGTTGTACCGGAGCGCATGAGAATGTCACTTCTTTCTACAAATGCAGGTCATCCGGTAATTGCTATTGTAAGTGATGGCGTTCAGTACGCTTATGATTACGATAAGGATGGCTCATACGCAAAAGACCATTACGCAAAGTTATCCGGCACAAGCATGTGGAGCGATACAGCTAATTCAAAGCCACTTACAGACCTTAACAATGCAAGAAAGAAGTTACAGAAGCAGGGTAAGATTGCTAGATACGCACTTATGAACAGCAATACATTCCAATATCTGCTTGACAATGCACAAATAAGAAACTCAATTCTTGCACAGAACCTTACAGCAACTATTGAGGTTGACGATGATACTGTTATTTCGGTGGTACAGAAGAGGGCGAAGCTCACTATCGTACTTTACGATAAGATGTACATTGATGATGATGGCAAAGAGCAGTACTTCTACCCGGATAACAAGGTTACACTTCTTCCAGAAGGCAGCCTTGGAAGCACTTGGTTTGGCACTACACCGGAAGAAAGAACTGCAAGACAGGTAGCTGATGTTGATGTAACAACATATGGTGTAGGTATTACAGTCGCTACAAAGACAGAGTATGGACCACCTATGAAGATGTCAACATTTGCATCTGAGGTTGTACTTCCATCATACGAGAATATGGATAGCACATTTGTATATGAGGTTCATAGCGAAGAGTAGGGGGTGCAACTATGAAATATCCATATATAGTGATTCATAATGGTAAATGGTACAACGCAGGAGAAGAGGTGCCGGAGAGTAATTCTCCGGTATCTTCCGTTGGATATACAAAGACCGAAATCAACAGAATGAGTACCGCAGACTTGCAGAAACTTGCCGCAGAGCAGGGAATTGAAAACGCACAAGCAACAAGCGGTGCGGAACTGAAAGAAATTCTGATTGCAAAATTTAATCTGTAGGAGATCGCTTATGTCATACACGCTTGTCGAACAAGTAAAAATTCGTTTAAAACAATTTCATATAGAAGAGGTAGAGGACGAAACGACCGGAGAAAAGTCCGATAAAGTTGTGTTTGATGAAAAAGAATGTAACCCTTTGATTGAACAGCTTTTAGAGCAGGCAAGAAAAGAGATTATCAGCAGACGGAACTATCCGGACACATACACGCAAGACCAGATTGACAGTGATGTTAAGAACTATGAAAACATTATGGTCAATTTGGCAGTGTACGACCGGTCACAGGCAGGAGAAGCATACATGGCAAGTTTCTCCGAAAACGGCGTGAGCAGGACATGGAAAGACCGTGAAAGCCTTTTTGCTGGTGTATTTCCGTTTGTTAAAGCTATGTAAATATCGCCTATAGGGCATTAAAGAAGATTGAGCGTGACCATTATGGTTGCAGGCGGCGCACATTAAGCGGTGGTGGGCAGTGCGTCAAAAGGAGATTCAAATGAAAAGTATTTTGATTCAAACTTATCTTGTGGCACTTCCGATAGTGCTTGGGTATATAGTTTGGCTTCTTAAGCAACAAAAGAAAAGCAGGGATGCGAATAGCAAGGGAACAATGCTTCTTTTGCGCGTCCAGCTTATCGAATACCATGCAAAATACACCAAACTTGGAGAAATACCGTCATATGCCTATCAGAATTTTTGTGAGATGTATGATGCGTACCATGCGTTAGGTGGAAATGGTATGATAACGAAAATGAAACATGAGATTGAAGAAATCCATATAGGAAAAGGAGATAAAAGCCATGAGGAATTGGAAAGATTGGACTAAGAAAGCCGGAATCCGAGCAATCAAGACAGTTGCGCAGGCGGCAGTTGCCGGAATTGGAACAGCGGCGTTTATGGGCGCAGTGGATTGGAAATATGTACTGTCCGCATCAGTGCTTGCCGGAGTGTTATCGCTTCTGACAAGTGTTGCCGGAATCCCGGAGGAAAACACCAATGCTTGACATTAACAAGCAGGAAATGAAGTATTCGCAATTCGGTCAGAGGGTATTCATTCCACAAACTGACGAAAATGGAGATATTGTCTATGAAGGGTACAAGGATTCCGATGGAAACTTTGTGCCTTATTTAGATTCCGAAGGCAACAAGATTCCAAAAGGCGAGGAAGTTGAAGGGTTTTCAGAACCTACAACATTCAAAGCCAATATCAGCAATAAGCTGTCAGAAGCCCTTGTGAAAGAATTCGGAATTGATGATAGTACATCATACTGTCAGCTTGTCACGGATAAAGGATATTTGCCACTGAAAGCCGGTGATGTGGTGTGGAAACGTTCGGAAGTCAAACGCACTGATGATGGACTTGTGGATTCAGAAACCGCAGACTACATCGTAAAAGGAGTTGCTGATGAAGGACTGACCACGGATTTGTTTCTTCTTCGGAAGAATATTAAGTAGGTGATTGCATGGCAAAGAAAACTATTTCAATGACATTATCCTCTAAATCCATACAAGCCGCCATAAAGGAATTAGAAAAGTACCGCGATAGTTTACAAGCTAAATGTGATTTACTTGTTTCTAGGCTTGCACAGATAGGTCAGACGGTGGCAATACAACACATATCGGAATCACCATTAGGAAACACGATAACGGTAAGGGTAGATAAAGCACCGCAGTTAATGACCTCGAACGCGATTCTGATTGCAACCGGAAAAACGGTAACGTCAGAAGACCGAGAACCATTCTATACTTTGTTGGCGGTAGAGTTTGGAGCCGGTATTTTTTATAATTCCAAAGAGAACCCAAAAGCGCCGGAACTTGGATTCGGTGTCGGCACATATCCGGGACAAATACACGCTTTTGAAGATGGTTGGTACTATTGGGACGATAAGACCGAAACATGGCGTTATACCCACGGTATCAAAGCCACAATGCCTATGTATAATGCGGAACAACGGATTATTCAACAGTATGTAAAGATTGCAAGGGAGGTATTCGGTGGAAAATGAGTTAAACAGTTGGGCACTTGATTTTGAAGATACCTTATGTTCCCTTTTGAAATCGTACATGGAAAGCAAGGTAAGGGGAATTAAAGTGACGCAAGATGAAGAATCGGGCGGAACCGCAACATTTCCGACGCTTTTAGTCAGACAAATCGGTGGCACAGAAGCCGGACGAACCAATGAAGCAAAGACAATCAATGCAATTCGCCCAACATTTCAGGTCACAATTACAAACAAAGGTTCAAGAAAAGCAACTAAGGACATCGCAGCATATGCGGTGTCTTTTTTTAAACAACAAATGTTTGAGGTATCAAATGTAATCCCAACAATTTCCAAGCAAGTGCGAACGGTTACATTCCGCGCAACTCGCGTAATTGGAAACGTTGAGCATTTAGATCAGCTATAAGCAGAAAGGAAGTAGAAAATATGGCATCAACAAGTTATAGAACTCGTGTCATTGTAAAAGAGCACACGGAAAAACAGACCGACTTTGCGGGAACATACAATCTTTTGGTTGCAGCTAAGTCAGTTCCAAGTCCTGCATCACCACCAAACACTGTTGAGTCAACCACAATGGAAGATGATCAGCAGACTTTTGAAAAAGGAATTAAGACTTCTGATTCAAGAGAAATCACAGGAAACCTTGAAAAAGAATATCTTTCAAAGGTGGATGGATATGGAGATAAAAAACTTGATATTATTCATCTGTATGGAACGGACGGTATTGGCGGTGTAGCGAAGTACGCATATGTAGGAACTGCAACAGCCACACCTAACGATGTAGGTGGAAACGATGAAATCCTTGAAATGACGGTAACAGTTATTCCAAGTACAGCATCAGAGCTTGTTACAGATAAGCTGACTGTCGTTGATAACAAAGATGGAACATTCACTGTAACAGTGGTGGGGTAAAAAGCCTATCGGACGAGCAATCGACCGCACCGGTAGGCGAGGATGAACGGTCGATAGCAGAACTTGAAGCAATGAGATAAGCAACAATGGGGCGGTGGCAACACTGCCCCTTGCCAATATAGGGCAGAAAGGCAAGGTAAAACATGAAAGTAAATTTAGGAAATAGCGAATATTCAATCAAATTTGGTTTTAAGCCAACATTAAAGTCACATCTTATCAAAGATGTATCAGAGTCGGTAAGCGAGCAGGACGGAAGCTTAGAATCCGTAGAAAAACTGTTACTCGAAACACTTCCTAAGATGCTTCTTGTAGGACTGCAAGTAAACCATAAGGACGAGTTTGGATATGATTACGATACAAACGAGAAATACGATGAGCAGTTTAATAAGGTGCTTAATCTGCTTTCTGAAAAGATTGACGATGGTGAGATTGACTGTATTGAGTTGTTCAACGAATTAGAGAATGAGTTGGAGTCAAACAGTTTTTTAGCGAAAATGATGGAGACGGAGAAGAAGAATCGGACTCCGGCAAAGAAAACTCCATCCAAAACAACAGCCAAGAATTAACATGGGAATATTACGTTGCGGAAATCCGTCCGTTTTACCTTATGGTAACGAAAGGCTACGGATTTTCCGTTGATGATATAGATATGATGAATCCAGAGTTGCTTAAGCCTTATGTGGATGCATATAAGGCAGAATTGAAGCAACGCGATATGGAAATGTATATGTGGTTTGGCAGATATGCAACGTCAGCACTTGTGACCGCAATAAATGCGACATTCGGTAAGGGTAATAGTAAGTACGTGAAAGAAACTTGCTATGATTCCATCGAAAAGCATAATACGGACGATCCCGATGCAGAGATACGAGAAATGCTTAAGGCAGAAGAAGCATGGGCGGCTGAATCAAGGAAATCACATTTACCAAAACCAAAGATAGTTTAAGAAAAGAGGTATTGCTATGGCAGTAATTATCGGAAGTGCTAGGCACGATGAACACGGAAACTGCTATTCTGGTGGAAAAGCCGGAGACCAGACCGGACAGGAAGTGTCTACACAGAAGTTTTATAACCATTCTAAAGGATGGAATGTGTTAAGAGCAAAGGATGATAAAGTTGCGGAGAAGTTAGCCGAAGCTATGCAGATTGCATCTGACAATAAAAATATCGGCTATGACCAATCGGAACGCTACGGAGTCATTAAACATGGCATTAACACAAAGGTCAAGACGGAATGCGATTGTTCTTCTCTTGTACGTGCCTGTATTATTTATGCATCCGGTAAGGATGTGGGGGATTTTAATACATCTAATGAACGACCGGTAATTTTGAAATCCGGTTTGTTTGATGATATGGGTTCTTATCATGCCGGTTTTATTCTTCGCAACGGAGATATTCTTGTGACACGCATAAAAGGGCACACAGTTATTGTTGTAAAAGGTGCAAAGAAATGCAAAGCCAAGTATTATCCGAAGTATACCGGAAATTCCGGTTCAATAGTCGAAGCATTAAAAGCGGTTGGGGAAGATGATGTGTCGAAAGAACATCGCGCAGAAATCGCAAAAAAGAACGGATTTTCCAATTTTAAGTTTACATCAGAGGAAAATTCAAAGATGATTTCTCTTCTGAAAAATGGAAAACTGAAAAAGTAATTCAAGGGCGGTAGGGGTCAAATCTTACCGCCCTTTTCTAAAACTAAATAAAGGAGGTGTAACTGTTGGAATTAGAAACCTTAGAGGTCAAGATTCAAGCGCAGGCAAGACAGGCTAATGGTCAGATCGACGCACTGATAACAAGGTTAGGAAAACTATCTTCATCCTTGCAAAGCATAGATTCTAGCGGAATTAACCGGTTATCAACCGGAGTAAACCGATTGTCAAACTCAATGAGTGCCATGCGCAGTGTTGATTCAAGGTCATTCTCGACTCTTGCAAGAAACATTAAAACGCTTAGCAACATTGACACAGGAAAGATAAATGCAGCAGCCGGAGCAATGCGACAGATTTCAAAGTCGGTAAGCTCGTTTTCCGGTATGTCAAAATCGGTGCAAGGGTTATCGGAATTAGCCGGAGGAATCAAGCAACTTGGTTATACAAGCTCAACAAAGGCTATCGAGAATATACCAAAACTTGCGGTTGCAATGCGACAGCTTATGTCCGAATTGTCGAAAGCCCCTAGTGTAAGCCGGAATATTATTGACATGACAAATGCATTGGCAAAATTATCACGTACCGGTGGAGCGGCAGGAACAGCGGCAAAAAGCATCACAAGCTCATTTAGTGGATTTAGTTCAAGTGCATCCGCTGTAACAAAGAAGTCGTTCTCCCTTGCGTCTGCAATAGGAAAAGTGTATGCAACATATTGGGCTTTATTCCGTGGATTTAGGCTACTTGGAGATGCCATTGACATATCATCCTCATTAACCGAGGTTGAGAACGTTGTAAGGCAGACATTCGGGCAGTATGAAAGCCTAATTAACAATTTCGCAAAAACATCAATTGAAAAATTTGGTATGTCTGAATTGTCCGCAAAACAGTTCGCAAGCCGTTTTCAAGCCATGGGAACTGCCCTTGATATTCCACAAGGGCAAATGGCAAAAATGTCTATCCGGTTGACAGAATTAGCCGGAGATATGGCTTCATTTTATGATGTGAGCCAAGAAGATATTGCCAAGAGTCTGCAATCTGTATTTTCCGGTACTACGGCACCTATGCGGCGTTATGGTATCGACTTGACACAGGCAACATTAAAGGAATGGGCATTAAAGCAAGGACTTGATGCGAACATTTCATCAATGACACAGGCTCAAAAAGCCATGTTGCGTTATCAGTATGTGCTTGCGCATACAACCAATATTACCGGAGACTTTGCCAGAACAGCCGATAAACGAA